TATAATAAGTTTTTCGTAAGTATACAACTTATAAGATTTTATTTATTAAATTTTAATTAAATTTTAATTTGAAAGTATTGACAACACATGGTATGATAAAGTTGTGAAAAGAACAATATGAAAGGAAAAACAAAAATGGTTGTAAGTAAAGAATTCACATTAAAGTATATGGACGGTAGAGAAGAACATTATGAAAATTATCGATATCATGAAAGATTAACAGGTAATGAAAAAATCACACGAAAGGGAAACATGTTATATAAAGATGGAAATACCTTTTTAAAAAAAGGTGAAGACTACTGGGTTGAAATTACAAAAGGTCAAAGATTGGGTTCTGAATTCACACTAGAGTTTGCTGATGGTTCAACTGAAGATTTCGTAGGTTATGGGCATTACGCTAGATTGAATGATGAAAACAAAATTACTAGGTCAAAAGGGCGGTTATATTATCAAGGTAAAGTTTTTGAACAGGTTGTTAAGCACTATTGGGTTGAAATCGAGAGGGGACAAAAAAAGAAATCTGACCTAAAAGGAAATGATTGTAGTGAGTTTACACTAGAATATAAAAACGGCAGAAAAAGAACAATAACCGATTTTGATGGTTATGTAAAAGAGGGGTTAATTGAGGTCAAAGATGGTGGAAAACGCATGTATTGTGACGGAAGAATTTTTGTAAAAATTGGTAAAAACCATTGGCTTGAAGACCGTATCAAAAAAGGGGGAAAAGCGTGTAAATTTAAGTTGTTTTTCATGAACGGCAAAGTTAAAGAATTTGAAAACTATAAAAAATGCGATAGGGATGGTAAAATTAAATTAAGTTCAGGCAATAAAGTTTTGTTTTATGATGGGTATAGATTTACAAGAGACCCTCAAGACCTACACACATGGTTGCAAGACCCTGAATATTTTAATAAATTTGTCGATAAATTTTACCTTATTAAAGATACTAATGTTTGGGAATTTGAAAACATGCAATCACATTTTGACAGACAAGACAAGGAACATATGCAATTAAACGATGAAATAATGTGGGCTAGTTATAATAAGAAACCTGTACACATTTCACGTTCTATAACGTTTGGTATGACAAAATACTATAATGTTGATAATTGGAGAACGTGGGTAGCAGAAACACCTAAAAAACCAAAAAAAGAAAAATTAAATCATAGTAACATGATACCAATTACAAAATTTTATAAAGAGGGCGTGTGGTATTTCACGCCCGATAAAAAGACAAGGAACTATCGACATTTTCTGAAATCAAATGAGATTTATGTGTTTAGCAACAAATATGCTTTTTGGTCGGGCGCATTATGGGAAAAAGACCCAAAGGATAAAGTTTGGTATTACCATAAAGAAATGCTAAAAGCTGATAAAGTAGAAAAGTTTATTATCCCTATTAAGGAAGATGAGTACTTTTTCAAAGCTGAAATCAGGCATTTACGAAAAATGGGGTATAAAATCAATTATAGATATATTAAGTCAAAAAGACAACAACCTAACAAACGTAATGACGAACAACGAGAAGAATTTATGAAGAAAGTTAAAAAGATGAGTCGTGCTGATAGAAAGAAAGCACTGAATAAAAAGAAGAAACGCCAAGGTAAATATCGTGAAAGAAGAGGACTATAATATGACTGAAAAATTATACTTTTTACACCAACCAGCTAATAAAAATAACATTATTTATCGTGAAGAGGATTGGGGTATTGAAAAAGTTAAAGGTTCTGATATCAATATGAACAATATGTGTTTTGTCACAGATGATAAACCATTCAAAGGCAGAACAGGTTTTCGTATTGTTAATGTTGAAATACCAAGAAAAAAGAAAGGTGAGTGGTGTTTTGATTATGTAGCGCCACCAATATCATTTACCCGAGCGTGTGAAGTTATGATGAGTAAGTACGAGCACTGTGTTTTACATAACTTTGCACTTGCTGTGCGTTTTGAATCATTAGAAGAAGTTGAACAATCTATTTGTGATGACCCAAAGTGTTTTTTTTGGGCAACAAGATTAAATAGTCTGGGTTCATATATCGTCATTTTTGACCCACACCCACCCCAAGCTCCCGAGGGTCACTTTATTGGTAATGACTTAAAGAGGTATAACGAAACAATTATTCGTAACTTATCAAGATTAGATAAATAAGAAGTTAATTAGAATTTTATAATTTTTCGCACAAAAGCAAATAATATGGTACTATATAAATGTGATATGGAAAAGAAAAAGCAAACAGGAGGTAAATATCATGTACTTGTACAAACACCCAATCTTTGAGGTTTACGCCTGTGATAATTCAGGTAATATTATCAATCTAGAAACAGGTTGTATCAGAAAAACCCACGTACCCAAATGTGGTTACAAAGAGTTAAAAATCAAAGAAGACCATATCCTTGTGCACCGATTTGTGTGGGAGGCGTATAACAATGAAGTTATACCTGTGGGTTATGAAGTAAATCATATCAATAAGAATTGTATAGATAACCGCCCAACTAACTTAGAAGTCCTAACAATTCGGGAGCACAGAATTTTACACAAGAAAGGGAGTGCTAGCAAATGATTTTTACAGAGGTTATTAATGAGGTATTCAAATATTATAAAATTACAGACAATTTTATTGAAAGTGGGAGTCTAGTCTTAAAAAATAGTAATTTTGTTGATACGGTTATCAACGAAGTGAATTTTACCACAAAAAGTTTCGGGCTTGATGAGCGCTTAGAACGGGGGTTCAACGTAAATAGTGTTGGTGATTATGTAGTCATTTCACCATTCAAGAAAAGGGGAGGTGAAATCAAATGATGAGAATCAACAGGAAAGTGTGAGCAATAATCGAGAAAAACAATTTGAATTCCAGAAAGGATAGGGGTGAAGTGGGAATGGTAGAAAAAGTACGTTGTTTCAAAGATATTCGAAGTGAGTGGGTTGATTATTATTTTGTTTACGGAGATAACACGAAAAAGGTAAAAGGTGAATTGACAGGTTTTTTGTATTTTATTGATGGGGAAACTGAAATTAGTATCAAAGATGATAGTCTTGACGTACCACAAATCATTGAGCTAATGTATGACTGTTTCGAGGATAAAAAATCATTTAAAATAAAATTTTAGTTGACGAGAGTTGTAAAGTATGAGATGATATAAATGTAGAGGAGAGATAAATATGAAATTAGAATACACAGACCATAAGGAAGATTACGTTAAAAAATATGAGGAATTACATGAACTCATAATTCAACGTGATAATGAAATCGATGCATTAAAGCACATGCTGGACAGAAAGGACGATGAAAAATGAGATTTGTTATTACGAACGACTTACCAATTTTGATTGAAGATAATGATTATATCATCAGAATTAACTTACCAACACCAAAAAGAGCTAAGCTACCCATTGGTTGGCTAATTAAAGGGGGTCGAGTAGAACATGAGTAAAAAGGTTGGAAAGAAAGTGAGATTAGGTCAAATGAAATTCAAAAGATTGGATACACAAGAAGATGAATTATTTGAAAAGATTTTATCGGATAATAAATTTGGGTACTTGAATCATGTACACGCAGAAGTTGGAAATTACTTGGATATTTCTGACCTTACTAAGAAACAACAGTTATACCTAATGAATGCTTTATTTGCCCAAGGCTTTATTTTCCGCCCCACATATGATAAAAAGTTTGTAATGGTGGTGAAACTAACATGAAGCTAGAAGAAAAATTAAAGAACAAACAAATCAGTTTCGAGGAGTTGTTGAAGATGTATGATGAGTCTATAGCACTTGAAATTGCTTCAGCATACAGACTTCCTCAAACGAAAGGATGAAAAAATGTTTAGAAAATTGCGTACAATTTTCGCAAAATATAGTAGTGATGTTTTGGCAGAACAAATCGTTGAGTGCCTGAAAGGAGATGGTGTTGTCAATGTTCTATTCACGGAAGAAGAACTTGTAGAAGAGTTGAATGATTTACCTTACATTACACCAGTCAAGAAAGGTCAATCACAAGTCAAATTGGAGGTGTAGTCATGACCGTTTTGGTTATTGCGTGGTTAGTTATTGGGGTTATTGGTGGTGCTGTTGGTACATACCAATATCTTAAACCGAGAATCGATGGAGTAAACCCGGTGATGTTCCCTGGGCAAGCTGAAAATGAATTGTGTTTTTGGGAAGAAAAGTACATTATCTATAAACTTTATCGAGGTGTAGTAGTTGAAATGGAAGATTGCAAGAACGCTGTACAGTGCCACTCACGAATGGAAGAGTTAAGTAGAGGTGAAAATACAGACTTAGAAATCAGATTGAATTTCAAGACAGGGAAATATGAGCATGTAAAAGATAAAAAAGCAGTTGATAGCACAGACGTATTATATTGAGACATCATAGAGGAAAGAAGAGTGCTGAGTACCAAAAGAAAGTCCCCCATCAAGAATTAATTAATAAAATAAAATATGAAGAACCCATGTACCGTAGAGAAAGTAACCTAGATTTCAGTTACAGCATGGAGGATGATTATGAAACGTAAAAAAGCATCATACGCACCATATTCTTCTATAACTACCAAGGAAATCAGGTGCAGTTTAGAGGAGCGACAAACTAACTGTATGGTATTAGACAATAAGACACACAAAACTTTCAAGATGAGCAAACTAAGATTTACAATGTTTGCGAACAACTTTGACCAACGCTTGTTTTACTATGAGCAAGCCAAGAAGTATTTCAACAAATGTGTTGATAGATATAGTGTAATTGATTTATTAGATGAAGATTATGATAAATATCAAGAATGGAGGGCTACACTATGAGAAGAGTTTACTATATCATCAATGACAAGGAACGTGTTTACTGTGAACGTGATGCGCACAGCAGAGAACAATTGAAAGCTATGCAAATGATTTGGGTGCAAGAATGCTGTAGACTAGTTGAGAAGGATATCACTATCCACTCAGAACAAAAGAAAGAGTTAACACATATGCAAAAAAGTCAATTTCTACGATATGTGAGGTGTAATGTATGTTAGTTGGTTTTTGTTTGTGGTTAGTTCTTACGTGTTGGTTAGTTATAACAATCTATTCGGTTGGTAAGGAAAATACACATTTAGTCAAGGAAAATGAAGAGCTTAATTGGGCGTTACGAGAACTAACTGTAGAGCCCCCCGAACATGAAACGTATATTCCTCTCGAGATTTTAGGCAATTTCAAAGGTATACTAGCTGAATATATGCTAGCTGAGAAACAGAACCCAAAACAAGTAGAAGCATTGATTAGAGAATTTGAACTAAATAGAAGAGTAGTTGTAAGATTTTTTGACAGACAAGTTGATTTTGTTAAGTTGAATCGTACCTTTGGTAACCTCAACTACATTCACTATGAGGTAGTTGATTACAGTTCAGAAAAAGGCGAAACTTATTCAATAAAATTTGTTTACAAAAATAATAACTAATGATATAATAAAAATATCAAAGGAGGTTAAAAATGAACAGGGCAGTTACTAAGTGGTACGAAGATATTGCAGGCAGGATGAGTGTAATAGAAGACTTAGAGAAAATCACAGAAGGCAATTGCAAGATTTGGGTGATTTGACTAAAATGCCCCGTTATGAGGCACACCAAGTGTTGGACGAGTGGTATGATGAGTATGAGGCAGAATTAAAAGCAGAAAGACTAGGTGATGAGTATGATTGGTAGGTGGTGAAAATGAGTTACATTTTACGAGAGATGCCTACATGGGTAGAATATGTTGATGAATGCGGGTATTACAGGTAGAAAGGTATGACGGAACATATGGTATCAAAAGACCAAAAGTACAACACAAAAATCAGAATGTTAACTCGAGAAAACAAAAAATGGAAAAAGAAAAATGAAGAGCTACAAGACAAGTATAACAAAAAGTGGGAGGAAGCTTTTACCAATGAAAGACTTATTACTGAGTTAAAGGAAGAAAATAAAAAGTTACAAGAAGAATTAGATGTGTGGAAGAATTATTACGACACAGCACACCACAACGCTCACTCATTGACCGTTGAAAACAAACAATTAAAGAAAGCCTTGGAAGATATGAAGATGAAACTACAAGATTATCAACATAAAATGAAGCATTTCATGTAAGAGGTGATAGTGTGGCAGATGAGCGACTTAAAATACTTTCGGCACAAAGCGATAAGGCAGGCATTAAATACGTTTAGGAGGTATATTATGATACACAAAGCAATCAATCGTTTGACTAAAGTATGGTAAAAATGAGGAGGAAAAACATGTTGCCTGAGTATATTTTACAATATTTGTACAACACAGACAGAATTGCTTTCCAAGTAGTCATGCAACAGAAAGGGGAGTATACCTTGAACGTTGGTGATTACGGTTATATCAATCTAGTTAAATTAAAGGAGTTATTCATTTTAGCAGGTTTTGACGCTTTCTTTGTTGACCAAAACCTCGTTATCAAAAATTATTTCTAAGAGAGGAGTTGTTATGTTTGTACAGACTAGGAACAACGTTAGTACATGTGGAAGACCACCACCTATTCAGTTATAAACTATTTGACAGGTTGACTAATAAGGATGTAGGTACTATCACAAGACTTTGTAAATGTAAATATAGTATGATAAATGGTAACATTCATTGGTGCCACCAGGGTTTTACAGATGAATATACAGTAGTAGAGTTGGTAGACGGCAGAGAATTCAGTTACAAGAACAAGCAATTTGGTAGGGTACTAAAGGAAATCAATGAAGAAGTTTTTGGGTTCAATAGGTATATCAAAGAGCAAACACCTATCCCTGAAATTCTCGGGGAAATTAGATATTTAGTAAATAAATCGTTTGACAAATTAGATAAAGAATGATAAACTAAAACATGTAGTTAAGAAAAAGTTTTTTCAAAAAGGAAAGGAAATGGTTTTATATGACACAAGTAAATAACAACGTAACATTAATTGGTCGCTTAGTACGTGATATTAACGGAACATATGTTAAAGATGGGGAATTATTCATCGGAACAGCAACAATTGCGGTTGACCGTCGGGGCAATGAAGAAGCAGACTTTATCAGAATTAAATTGATTGGTAAGCATTGGGAAAATGTTGCCAACTATATGATTAAAGGTACCCAAGTTGCAATTGCGGGGCACATTCAAACGGGACAATATGAAGATGAAGAGGGCAACCGGCACTACACAACAGACGTTATCGTGGACAACTTACAACTCCTAGGGCAACCACGAGGAACACAAGAAAAGAAAGAAACACCAAAACCTGAAAAGAAAGCATCAGTAAAAAGAACTTGGAAAAAGAAATAAAAAAGAGTAAAGCTTAAGAAAATTAAATAAAATTGAATAGCTGGTGTAAAAGCCAGCTATTTTTATTAGGAGGGTATGAAATGGCAAACAGACGGCAACGAAGAAAGTTAGAAAAACAAACATTGAATTTCATTATCAAGAACAAAGATAAGAACCTAGGATATGTGTTACCAACAGCTGGTGAGTACAAAAGAATGACAAGGGCACAAAAGAACTTTTATAACGAAAAGATACGACAGTTACACCATAAACAAGAGTGGAAACGAAACGAAGCACTCGGTGGAATTATCATGCACGGGGGGAAATATGACAATGATAAAACAGGTTTAACACGCAATCACGCTGAACGTATTAGAAACGTTGGGTATCTCACCAGTAGTCTATCAGAATATATTAGACCCCTAGAAGATGAGTATGGGTTCAGAAATCAAGCACATGATTTGTTCATGGACCCCCGATTCAATCGTCGAGATGTTAGATATCGTGCAGGTGTTGCATTTAATAATCTTCCCGAAAATGAAACCCGAAGAGAGTATGAGGATAGAATGGGTAAAGAACATAACCAGCATGTTCTCGATACATCAAACGAGTATATTAAGGAAAAGATGAGAACCACAGAAGTATACGAAGCAACTGACGGTAGTGGGATAATTGAGTTTGACCCTAACGAGGAAGCTAGAACTACGGGCAAAGGCAGATTAGTTTCATTTCACTCGGGGGCAAGTCTAGATGAAGTTGAGCGTAGAATAAACCGTGACGCTTTCAACATGGTAGCTGATGAGATGTTGAGGTCAGGGGTTAATGAAAAGTGGGGTGATAAAGGTGCTTTTAATTTGTTTGGGTAATTACAAATAGCGTAGGAGGGAGGTGATATTGTGAGTAAGAGGAAAGGAAATAAACAAGCAAACGAAACACCAATATACATTAGCTGTGATACTGAAACGCAGTTGACGTGGTGTGATGATTTTATCTCGTACCAAACAGAAAGTTATAAGTTATTTTTGAAAGAATTAGAAACATGGTATATTCGAGGCAAGTTTTCTCGTTTAGAATACCGTGAAGAAGTTAAGAAAGCAAAAGCAAACTGGGGCAAGTTTTTAGCATGTTGTAAAGAATTAGGTATTGACACACGTATCTGTGATACAATCGAAACATATGCTTTGGGGTGGATAGAGTACAAAAATTTACACGTGTTTCGGGCTCACAATATCGTCAACCTCAACCACCTCGATGCAAGAGATGAACATATTTGGGAGGAGCACAAAGCAGAAAATGAGTGGGATTGTCAGCAGTGCCACGTGAAGATGAAAGATGACGTATCATTAGTTGAGAACCGTGACTATGTATACAACCCAAAAAATGTTTGGCAGGGCTTTTTAGATGATTTGTGTGAACGCTATGGGGACTGTGTAAAGAAAGGTAATACACATAAGTTGAGAGTGTATATTCATAACTTGAAGTTTGACGCCCGGTCATTAGAGTTTTATTACGGTGAAAACCCCGATTTATTTGATGAGTTTGAGGCTATTGTACCCCAAAACACATATTACATGCTCAATTTTGTGTATAGGGGGTGTGTATTTGAGGTGATAGATAGTTTTAAGATGATTAGTCAAGCACTCGGTAATGCGTCCAAGTTGGTGAACATGCGAAAGACAACCGAGGACGCTACCTATGAGTGGTTTGACCTGATAAAAGAAGATGAAACATATAACAACGAGATAAGTTATCTGAAGTTTGACGTGCTTATCCTACAGCATCTGTTACGGTTTATCGGTCAAAACCTTGACTTAGAAAAACTGACAAGTAGTTCATTTGCCCAAGACAAACTAAAGATGTTCATTAGAATTGACGACAAGAAATATCATAGAAAGTATTATGATAGGATATATAAGACAGGTATCACAAAAGAACAAGATGAGTACTACCGTAAAGCTTATTCAGGTGGTATCACTATCGTTCAACCAAGTAAAGAAAACAAAGAGTATAATATGATAGGGTTTAGTTTTGATGTTAACAGCGAATATCCTGCAGTTATGTTGCAAAATTATCCCGACCCCAGCGCCCCACAAGCATTAACCTCAAAGAATTGTTCAAAAGTATACAACAAAAAAGATTTTCAGGGTTTACACAGCATATATCGAGTACACATTAAAACTTTAAAACTTAAAGATGGTATGGTAGCATGTTTCCCTAAGAAAGTAGCGAAGTTTGCACAAACCCAAGCTATCATTACATTAGATGATATTGTAGATGATGGTTTTGAGTGTATTCAAACTTTGATAGGACTAGATTTGAACAACATTGAACAAAATTATGATATTGAATATGATTTTATTGATGGTGTGACGTTTACACGAGTACTTAGAACACCATTCAAGCACTTTGTAGAAAACTACAAATCAATGAAAGAGCAAGCTGTTAGAGACCACAACAAACCCCTAAAAATGGTTTCTAAGCTATTGTTAAACGGGGTATATGGAAAGTTCGCTGAGCGCTTCCATGATATGAAAGACGTTATTTACTTTGATGATAAGGGTTTTCCCCATTATGAAGAAGTACCAAACGAAAAAGAATACACACAAAAGGGCAATATCGTTATTGCGTGTATGGTAACAGCTAAGGCACGTAACCTTATTGTTAGCCAAGCTAGAATTGCTGTTGAAAGACCATTTACTGATTTGATTTACATTGATACTGATAGTATCCACTGTAATTATTGGGGTAAATATGAAACACAGCTTAAAAAGTATGCTAAAATGATAAGAGAGGGTAAAGAAGTTGACAGTAAAAAGTTAGATAGGATATTCGCAAATGTATGTAAAGAGGTAGGAATTGACTATGACGAGGCAAGGTTCGGTGCACTAAAAGCAGAGGGCTACTACGATAAAAGCAAATATTTAGGCGCCAAGCGCTATGTAGAGCATGATTTAGTTGAAGGAACTAACTTTAAAATCGCGGGTTTGCAAGGTACTGGTAAAGATTACATTGAAAAAATGGGGCTTGATTATTTTGGGTATGAAAACACACACATTATCAAGGCACCATTTGTGAAACTAGTTAAAGTCAACAAAGGTTTTAAATTTGTTAATAGTTTCAAGATTTTATCACCACAGAGCGATAAGGCGGGAATTAAATATGTTTAGGGAAAGGAGAAACTAATATGAGCGTACTATTGTTTGAATATTTACCACCATTTATTCTTTTAGTCGTTGTGGGAGCAATAGTGTATTACATGTTTAATTTAATACACCTGATAACCGAAGAGGCAAAAGAGGCTAGGACCATTACAGAGGGTGTGCTTTGCATTATTGCAGTGTTGATACTAAGTATTTTACTCATTCTTATGGTTGCGTTAGCTATTGAGGCTATCGTTTGAACTGTACTACCTACTCTTTAAAGGGTAGGTATTTTTGTATATAATATTACTTGAGGCAGATGTAATCAAAATATCTACTGTGTGTTGATTGTTCACATTAAGCTTTACTACTAGAAAGGGTGTGAAGAAAGTGTCACAAAGCAAATATATCAACATTAAGAATTTTATGCAGGACGACTATCCTTGGACGTTTATTGTAGGGAGTAGGTCGAACGGGAAGACCGTTAATAGTTTCATAACAATGATAAATGAGTTTTTGAATACTGGTAGACTTTCAATTTATATGCGTAGATATGATACTGAGATAGAACGAACGGCTATTGATATGAATTTATTAGGAAGTTTAACAGGGGCTGAGGTTGCTAGAGAAAAGGTCAAGATAAACGGGGTTTTTACTGACGTTATTACGGTAAATGAAGAACCCGCTATTTACATGATAGCTTTATCAGTCGCAGGGAAGTTCAAATCAAACGCTTTCCCTAATATTTTTGCAATATTCTATGACGAGTTCATTGATATGAATGGTCGTGAACTCAAAGATGAAACTAATAAGTTTTTACAGTTTGCTATGACGGTTTTTAGGGATATGAGTCAGTTTAAAGCAGTGTTCGTTGCCAATGCAACTAACCTATTCAACTGTTATTTCTTAGACCTTGAGATTTTACCAACAGCTACTATCACACGTAACAAAGACCTAGGTGTTAAGATAGTAATGTACAAGACTTCTGAGGAACTACAGCAGGAGCAACTATCCTCTAAGCTGGCACGTATCGTCCAACACATTGAGGGTGATGAGGGTTCATCACTTACCAACACATTTAAAGGTAACTTTGATACGTTTATTCGCAAGCTGGGAAAGAATGATAAGTACTTAGGCACATACAAACTGAACGATACGCTATACGGTGCGTATAAGCATGGTTCAGATGTTATCATCAGCTCAAAAGCTGACCCGAACTTTAAGTTTAAATTGGCACTGAGCTATGGTGACGTTGACGAAGAGTTTGCTTTAGTTGATTGGGAAAGATACCAAACCCTAAGGCAGATGTTTTTGCGTCAGCATGTATTCTTTACTGATATTCGCACACGTACGATTTTTATGAAGAGATTTAAAAAATCGAGTCTAATGCTTGACTAGAAAAGGGGTGATTTAGGTATGGGATTTACACGAAAACCACAAAATATCAATATTATTGCAAACGAACTAAAAAATTTAGGAGCCAATGAAAACACAATAATTGGGGTGTTAGTTAATATAGCTGGGGAATCGGGGTGGGACCCCTATGCAATTGAGGTAGGAAAAGAAAATGCTGGTTTTTATCCAAGTTCATATGGTTGGCAATACTCAAAAGGGGTAGGGTTAGTACAATTATCATACACACCTGCCAACAAAGATATTTACGATTATAATAAAAGTCACAGTGAAATGGAAAGCATAAAATACCAATGTCAAATGTTGTTTCAACCCCCTGTTCAGTCGTGGATGGACTACCACCCACAAACGGGCAGACGATATAATAGTATATTAGGTTTTTGGACGAACCAATTTAACTTAAGCCCTAGGGAACTTGCTGGAGACTGGTATGCCCATTATGAACGTGGGGACACCACAGTTTATGGTTTCTCGAGTGGGGCGTACCAACAAGCTGGTAGACATAGATACGACCTTTATGCCAATGAAGTGAATGCAAATATTAAATGGGGTTCAGGAGGGGGTAGTGTTATAATACCACCTGACCAAACACCCGTGGACCCTGAAACAAAACCGAAACGCCTGATGAATATTCAAGAGTGTTTATCATTTCTCGATAAAGCACACCCCAAGCCAACTGCACCCGACCCTGTTGTCCCTGAAACCCCACCTGTAACACCTCCATCAGTTCCACCAAGTGCATTAGGTAGTGCAATAGAGGCTTGTTATAATACCTTTGTTTCTCACGGCACTAGGTACAGTACAGCTAATTACGGTATTCGTTATCGTACAACACAAGACCCTTGGATAGCCGATTGTAGTAGTTTTGTTATGGCTTGTGTTTATTGGATAGAACACGGAAACTTAAACGGCTATAACGGTGCAGGGTCCCCTAATACAGTAGGAATGCAAAGCATACTGCCGCAAAAAGGCTGGAATAAAATACGTACAGGGGGAAATCTTGCTGGTGATTTCAAAACAGGTGATATTATCATTATGGGTTCAGGTGGTGGAACAGGGGCACACACAATAATCATGGTCACTGATACTGAGGCTGTTGAGGTTCAAGGTGGTGGTGGCTGGTACACATACGCTATGAAACGCAGACCAATAACTTGGCACCAACAGTGGAATTTACCGACTTTCGATGTTAATTATTTGTATAGAAAAGGGTGATATTATGAGTGAGATAGCTATCTTTCCAGTTGATGATGAACAATCCTCATTTGAGATAACCCCCGATAAAAGAATTATAGGAAGTGGCGAGATAATAGCACCTTTCACAATGTTTAATATAACAGATACCCCATTTTTATCAGACAAGAAGAGTCAAGGCTGGCAGATATTTGCCTCAAATCAACCACTCACAACAGGTATTTACTGGGTGATGTTTATTAATACCCCCAATAAATTAAAAAACAAGTACTTTCAATATGGTAAGATAATAGACAATAAGGAATTTGAGATTTACTTTAGAACGTGCAGGAAACCACTTCTACTAGAAAATTTAACCCGTTCTAATGTATTACCTTATCAAACAACAATGCAAAGGTTGCGTGTGGGTAAAATAGATGATGTAAAATTGGTAAATTCATTTGATTTAAAAGGAGTAGACTACATGACTTTAAACAGGACCTTAACTTTAGATGAATGTGAGAAACTGCTGATTTATAAATCAGTTATTCAAAGAGGGGTGAATTTAGATGTATTATATCCAACTGAATGATATTGAAAGTGATACAAGTTTAGCTTGTCTTGTGTGGAGAGTAGTGAAAAATATGAATGTTGACAGTATTGGAATTGTCACCCCTACCTCGCATGAAAAGATGAGTATTGAATATATCTCAGGAGGGGTAACTGCTGAACTAGAAATCAATGTTGTAAAGAAATTACAGTTAAATGGTATACAATATAATGTTGGTTTTTTAGATGATAATTACTTTTTATATCAAGCTGATAGGAGTGGTATTGATGAAGCTTATCAATAAGAAAGGTTCGACTGTGTTAGAGGCAGATAACAAACAGCATTTGGTTGCTGAACTACTTGTATTCTTTGAATGTAATGATTTTACTGTTGATTTTGATACAGGTAACGCTACTATATCGGGTGTTGAGTGTGAGGTGATTGATGATGACTGAAATACAACCACCATACGTTGACGTTGATATTGAAGACTTAGAGGGGTTTTTAGATAAGATAATTGAAGATGATACCTTAAAAAAGACAACATTGGAATATTGCACAAGCATTGTAGGTTACCTTCCAATGAGTCAAAGTTACGACAGACCACCAGTGAAACGAATGGGATAGATATGATATAATATAGACGATAAGAAATCTTTCAAAGAAAGGAGAGAATGCTATGGATATTGATGAAGTCACTCTTAGTGATATCTATAATATTGTTCACCCGCTTTTTGGTGGGGCGTATGTAAGTGATAGTTTGTTTTTATTGACACTTGCGATAATTGACACTGTGTTAGCCGTTGCGTGGCGTATCAAAAAAGGTGAACCGATTTGGAGCAAAACACTTAAAAGTGGTTTGGTATTCAATGTTGTACTATCTTTCTTACCTCAAATCATAGGTGTGGCATACAATCAAATACATGAGCCATCCTCTTTGATATTAATTACACTTGAGGCTGTGACAATTTTTATTGGTTTAGCGCAGTTACAAAGCATCTTAGCGAATGCAGTTTTATTTGGTATCAAAGTACCAAAATGGGCTATGAAATGGTATAATATTCTTATTGAACCTGAGGTAGAAGAGAAGAAACATAAAGACAATAAACCTAAACAAAGGAGTGGTGTGTAATGCCTTATCATGAAGTGAAAGACCCGTTCCAAACGGCACAAGATGTATTGTTTGAACAATTACGCAAAGCAGGTGCTGAAAAACAACGGCGTGAAAGGGAACAAGAACAATATCAGTCAATGAATGACTATTTAAAAGAACAAGTAAACAATTATAATAACGGTGTAGACCCAACAGATAATGAAACAGGTTACGGTACAGAAAATACTAACCGTGAAGTTCAGGACAGCATGAATGAAAAGCTTGCTGACAAAGGTATCAAGGTTGATAATGTTGATACAAAACATGTAAGTGATGAAACACAAGATATGACCCTTGCTAACCGTCCAACAACTGATGATAAGGTCAAGGATAGCATGAATGAAAAGCTTGCTGACAAAGGCATTACAGTTGATAACGTGAATACAAAACCTGTAAGCAATGCTGAACATGTTACAATGGATAGAACACAAAGTAAAACAGATATTGCTGGCACAGGTACAGCAACAACAGCAGGTCAAACTGATAAGAAATTTAGTGTAAGCACACAACCTAAACCAAGCGACAGCCCATTAGGTGATATGGAAACTATGAGCAAGATGAAAACAAGCACAAGCACAAGCACAAGCACTGGTATGAACCCAACAACCACAGACACACCAAGTGCTGAACCAAGTGCCTCAAAGAGTAATGCACGTCCAACAACTGAAACAACGAGGGAGAAAAATGAAAGTATTCAAACGTCAATGAATGAAAAACTTGGCGATAAAGGTATTAAAGTAGGTGGTGTCAATTCAGGAGCTGTAGAGGGCAAAGAGGTAAACCCTGTTAAGAATGTTAACCCCCCAAAAACCGAACAAAAACGGTTCAAAGATGATAGTGAGTATGTAACAAGAACAATCCCTAACAGTCCATCCGCAACAGTTGCACAAGGTTCTGAAACAAAAGTCAAAGCACCATCAAAATCTTTGAAAAAATAAAAAATAGTATGTGTAAAGTCTACCAAAACTGGTAGGCTTTTTTAGTTGACCCGAAATATCACACTAGCATTGCATTAGAAAAACCTTTATCATATAATAATAGAGAAGTTAAGAATTATATTAGTAAGGCTTAATGTGAGCGGTCAGCTCCTAGTAGATAAGCCCACGAACAACGTAGACAAGCTTTAGCTTGCGCAGTTGTTCAGCTTATATACCTAGGAGTTGCTCACATGCTTTGATTATATTAGTAAGGCTTAATGTGAGCGGTCAGCTCACACGCTTTAATAGAAAGGTGGAAACAACATGCAAAGTAACGTTAAACCTAGTTCTACAACGGTTGGTATGTTAGGTCATATGAACGTTTTAGTTGACGGTCAACGTGATACTATCGAGTACAAGACCGAGGAAGAACAAATCAAGCAACCAATGCCAGCGCAAGACCCAATCCAAAATCTTTGGGTAGACCCTACAGTTGCTACAGTAATTGGTCAAGTGGAAAATGAAAAACCTGAAGTAGAAGATGAAACAAAAGTTGTTGGCGAAGAAAAGGTACGTGACTAAAATATTAGGTGAAAGGAAAGGTGGTTTCTTATATGGAATTTGAAAAAATATCTAAGCTCAATGTAGACGATTATATCAACAAGGTGGGAGATTTATACAATTTCGATGAAGTACCGACTGAGGTAGCTAATCGTGTGGAAGATATGACAAAATTACAAGATGACTTATCAGAACTGCTAGAAGAGGTCGTAACTCTCCGAGAGGGCTACAGAATGCAGACAGAAGAAATCGCCAACCTGAAACAAACAAATACAAAGCTTATGTACGACAGCATTAAAAGAACCCCTAAGCCAACGAAAGAAAATGTAGAAGAGGAACAACTTGAAAATGCTGAGCGTACATCTCAAGAAATTGATATTTATGACTAATGAACGAAAGGAAGTAATCAAATGGTGAAGAAAGAAACAGCAAACTCCAAGTTAGCTAAAACAATCAATGAAGCTACAAACTCTCATTTGTCTGATGAAAGTATCGCGCGTGCTGTGGGTCGTGACATTGGCGATGCACGACTAGCAAACTATCAAGCTGGTGACGATTTTAGTGTTATCGGAACAGACTTGAACCAAAACCCTGATAAAGTCGGCGCTTACTTAAGCAGTGTAGCTACAAAATATGCTAACGTATTTATCAAATCAGCACGTGCAAGCAACCCACTTTATACGTTCAAGCGTGGGGCAATTCCATTTGGCGGGTTGATTGAAACAGTAGTATATGATGTTATCAGACCAAAAGTTTTCCGTCCTGATTTATTAGATGGTGAAGAAAACCCGTTTGCACAAAACTTTGGTCGTGTGGTAGGGCACACCTACAAGCATTTCTTAGATTTAGAAAGTCGTAACACATTCCTTGATACAATTGATGTTGTACACTTCCAAAACTTAACACAATATCACAACCATATCTTAGCTAAAATCAACCAACTTATTAATGGTATTGTTTTAGAAGAATACAACCAAACTAAAATGTGTTTAGCCAAACCACTTGCTGACGGCTACATGAATAAAAATGGTGTTTCACATAACATTAAAGAATTGCAACAAAAAATCTTATATACAGCACGCCGTATGCGTTACTTTACAAGTGACTATAACAATGACGGTATCACCCAAGCAAGTAAAGTTGATGATATTGTAGTTGTGTTACCACTTGCAACGTCGCTCAACTTGGACGTAAACTTCTTAGCAAATGCTTTCAACCCTGAATTGTTCAAGAACGTTCGTGTAAGAATTGTAGAAGTTGACTCAATCCCTAGTGTATACGAGTACACCACAGACCATGAAGTTACGCAAGAAGATATCACAGCTGGCAATGTTGATGTGCGTGAACACCCTGTCGGCACAACTATCCCGGCTGGTAGCTTAGGTAAACCTGGTGCGACAGACGTTGAGATGAAACTTGATGGGTCTAAAGTTGGTGCTATCGTGATGGACCGAGATGCACTCCAATTATGGGACCAACGCAAATTGACATTAAGTCAAATCTCAAACCCAGCCAAGCGTTACTCAAATATCTTTGCAAATCAAAAGACAATGCTTATGTTCGTTCAATCACTGAACAGCAAGGCTTTGATGGTTGATTTTGATTTAGGTGTAGATGAAGATTAGTAAATGTATTCAAAGACCTTTCTACTTGACAGTAGAAAGGTCTTTTTAATATACTCTGATAAAATGATAAAACTCTAATGATATTCTTATTGTAAATTTATTGCCAAGTATTGCAATGTATTATATACTGTATTTGTAAGAAAGAGGAAAGGAAGATTGAAAATGAGAAGAAGTAGAAGACAAAGAGAAGAAGAAAATGAAATGATTCAGGCAATTAAATACTGGCAAAGAAGCGCTGCTAAAGTTATGATTTTTATTGGTATCCCAGTATCTTTACTATATGTAGGCTTCGCTTGGTGGGTCGGTACACCAGCGGGGGAAGAATTTACAGGTTGGACAGAAGTTGAACGCCACGCAGAAAAGAGACTTGAAAGTTTAGATGAAAATGCAGAAAAGAGGTATAATGAATTCACGGAAAGCACAAATGAAGACGTACAAAATACGATTGATGATATTCAAGGCACAGAAGACACAACAGGAACAGAACAGTATAGCGAAGAAGTACAAAACACAATAAATGAACTAGAACAGTAAGGCTTAATGTGAGCGGTCAGCTCCTAGTAGATAAGCCCACGAACAACGTAGACAAGCTTTAGCTTGCGCAGTTGTTCAGCTTATATACCTAGGAGTTGCTCACATGCTTTGACTAAGGAGGAATAATGATGAAACGTGCAGTTATCATTTGTACTGACGGAACACGGTACATTCTGTATGACAGTCAACAAGCAAAACTTATTGAGTTTGCTCATATTGTAGTAAAGAATTTAGAGGATGAGGGAAGAAAAATATTATCATTGAATATCAAGGAGGGATAATATGGAGTATAATAGTGTTGATTTTTCACACGTTGGTAAAGATAGTAAATGGGACGCAGGTCTTAGCGCTAATTTATGCTTTGAAATTATAAATATAGACGATGCAAACAGACGCAAACGAAAGGCGTTGAAACAGATGACAAAGGCACTAGAAAAGCGAAACGAAGAAATTGAAGAACTGAAAGAATATATTAAAGAATTAGAAAAAGAAATTGTTGATTTGAACGATTGGGTAGTAGAACTATTGTAGGAGGTAATTACAATGACACCAAAAGAACATAAAGACTTACAAGAAAAATTAAACGCTAGTCGTAAATTTACAGCATTTGAATGGTTTGTAGTCTTGCTTATCGTAGTGCTGGTAATATGTATTCCTTTACTTGCTGTTATCCCACAGTGAAAGGGGGGTTCTATGATGTTAAGTGGAAATGATTACCAAGCTATCACGCAAATAATTCGTGACGAAATGAAGAAATATGAAGAGCCAGCATTTTTAAAAACCCGATTGAAAGAATCGCAACACGAAGCTAACATCCTAAGTGCTCAGGTGTGCGCCAAGGAAAAACAATTGCAAAAAATTAAAGATATTTTATATCGAGTACAACAGCAAGGGAACGGTCTAGTGGTAATGACCCAAATGCAATACAACCAATTATTGGATATTCTAGATGGAGGTATAGTGTAATGAAGAGAGGTAGGCTGTGGGTAGCCTATCTTTTTTAGCACATATAAGGTATACTAAGTAATGAAATAATGATTTTTGAAAGGAGAGAATCAATGTGACAGAAATGCAAAAAATGGAACGTGAAATGTACAAGGCACAACGTAAAACTATGAAAGCTGACCCAATGAAGAAGATAACATTAGACCGGTTAGGTTCAGCATTTGATGAGAACCAATACGGAAACAAATACGCTCAAATTCTTAATGATTATGAGTGGATGTACCGTGATTATTTTTACAACCTTATCCTGAACCTTATCACATACAAGAACGCACCACTTACCTTAGATGTGAAGTTCTGTGAGTATCTGTTGAGGACTTACGGGTATTGCCGTATTGCTGGGACTGACCCTTATAATGTATATGTAGTTGATTATCAAAATGACGCTATCCAAACACCACAAATTGGTAATATTGGTTGGTATCATGACACAGTAACTAATGAGGCAGTCAAGAAGCTTGATGGTTCAGGTGATAAATTACGTCAAATAACACGGGTCAATTTCATGGATATCATGCAAAACGAGGGAGAGGGTTATGTTCTCCTTTCCAACAAATACAATGGTTACCTACCAATGTTGAATAATTTTAACGATTTTCATATGGTAGACCGTGTTTGCAAGACCTTAGCGACTATCAAAGCAACAACTATCTATAATGTTTTACAAATGAAGTCACCAGCTGTGGGGTATAGTCGTAACAAAAACCTTACCGCTAAGAATATTTACGAACAAATCGCAGAAGGTATCCCTTTCATTGAAGTTGACGAAGATATGGGGGATATCACACAAACTATCGGCATCATACCGTTGAACGTGCCTAACTACCTAACACCATTAAAACAACAATTCAATAATGAGTTTGACGAGTTGTTAACAATGTTGGGAATCAACTCGTTAGGTATTGATAAACGTGAAAGACTTGTTGCTAATGAGGCGAATTCTAACGCACAGTTGACTGAGGCAAGTGCTAATATCTATTTGGACGCACGTAACAGCCAGTTAGAATTGTTGAACGCTGTGTTAGGTACTTCTATTGAAGCGCAACTCAACCAAGAAAGTGCTAAGCAATTAGTAAACTTACGTCAAGAGATAGAACAAAGTGAAGACCCTAAGGATAATATGAGTGCAAGCCCACAATCTATTTAAAGGTCACATGACCCATAATCCACACAATTTTACTGATGATAATGAAGAGGTGATATGATATGGCAAAATATACCGTTGAATTAAGTAGCATGCTGAGTGCTTACGCAAGCACGTTACAAGTTACTGAGAATGAAGATAGTGTTGAAGTTCGTGACCCCCTGACAGGCAAGAAATTACTGTTCACACACTCAAATTTCAGTTATCTAAAACTTGCAAGTCCTAACTGGATAATTGATAACTTTGGTGCTGAGTTCATTAAAGGACATGTGGCCCATATTCCACACAATTTTACTGATGATAATGAAGAACTGAACATCGCTATTTTGGACAATTTCTTAAAAACGTTTATCAGACACTTCTACAGCTATGAAATTGGGCAGGAAAACCCTATGAACTGGTGGGTCATCTTAGAGGGTTTCTTAGCTGAGCACATGCCGATTTGGATAATGGGTTACCAAAAACTTATGCTGGAGAACTTAGCTTTCATCACTTATGAAAGTGCCAGCACAGGGAATGTTAAAGGTAACACCAAGAGCAAGAGCCACAGTGATGATGATACTGTCGGTGCAGTGGCAGACGTACCACAAAATGACTTAGAGTGGCAATTTCAAAGTGCTGACCCTGCCGAAACTTATGCTTTCAACTACGCAACTTCTGTTGATGGTAGGAAGTCTGAAAATGATACTACCGCTCAGACAGACAACACCCAAGACAGTGTAAGCAAGACAAATGCACGAAACTACACAATAATGCAATTGATAAACCAGCTGAATCAGTGGAGCAACGGCATTTATACGGAAATGTTTCAAAGAGCCAAAGCGTATGGGCTATTTTTACTAGTAAATTAATGAGTGAGTGATTAACAAAATTTTTACTCGTAACATGTTGACAAGTTAGATATTGAATGATATACTATAACTAAAGTAAGATATCAAGACGTTAGAGACCACAGGGTCAATCTGTAAAAGGAGCTGTGGTTAATCTTTCACCAATTGACTACTGGGGCGCTTGGTAGCTTACTACTTATGTGCGAGTGCAAAGACAATGCCCACCATAAAACTCACCTCCTATTAACCCCCCATTATTTTTGTTTATACATTCTATGTGGGATTATGTAGGTGCAAGCCCTACCTCGCACTTAGTTGCAAAAACATTTGTGACTACCTTTGGTAATGCATAGACCTGAGACTAACTATCTCAGGTCTTTTTATTTTGTCTTGTAAATGATATAATATATAAGAAGTTATTACAAATATCCTTAGCGAAAGGAGTTAATAATTATGGGAAATTTCCATGAAGATAGTATTATGAGACCAAAGAAGAAGTTTGATGATATTATTGAAGAAATCAACGAAGAACTTGACAAGGCACACCGTGCCCGTGAACATGGTCATTGCCACATTGATGACAGGGAGTTCAAACAATTCAAAAAGGGTTGGTTCTATCACCACTGGGCACACAGGTTTCGAAGATTAGGTAATGTCGGGGTCATTGCTATCCCTAATACCTCATTAGAAGAGTGGATATATTGGTTATACGAATGGTCACAAGCATTTGTAGACGACTATAACAAATTCAAAGACCTTGTATTTGAAGCTATCAAATTGCATGAAGAACATTTAAATATCCTTGACGCCCAAGTCAAAGATTTACAAATTCGTGTCGAAGAAATCGAGCGTCAATTAGTTTTGATTTGGGAAGAAATCAGAAAGCTTGTCGAAGAAATAAGTAAAATCAAGACTGAGGTCAATCACATTAAAAATGATATTACGAATATCTACAATGAAATTAACAACTTGCATGAGTCTGATAATAATTTGCAAAACCAAATCGATTCAATGAAACAAAATATCTTTAATGTGTCATTACCTAATAAGTTACAAGGAACACTCCAAAATGGGTGGACAATGAAACATGAATCATCCCAAGAGGAATTTTCGATAATTTGGGGTTGGAACAATGAAGAAGACCACACCCAAGGGGTTCATTGGCAACTTGTTTTAAATTATCTTTACAAAGATAATGCTGACTTTCAAGGTGTTTTAAACAATGATAGTCTTATTGGGATAATTCCAAACATACCCGAGGAACGTTGGAAAATTGGTGAGAGTTGGTTATATGCCGGGTATGTTGTTCAATCAGCAATGTTAGTAGGTGTTGGTTATATTCACTTAGTTCCCGTCGGTGGTTCATTAGAAGTTAGAATTATGAACACCACACGATCAGGGGTAGCTCCAACAAACCAAAACTGGCAACTCAACACAGGCGGTGCACCTGTGAACTATATATCTTAGTATGAGGTGATATAATATGACGAAATCTGATTTGAAATATTATGTAGAAGAAATTCAAACACATAAGTTTTACACACAACTGAATAAGAAAGGTGAAAAACTTTATCTGTTTGAAATTGGTGACAGGGAAGACAGGAAACTGTCTAAGATGAGGGCTTGTGTTATCGATGTGACTGGAGCACAGGTATATTATACAGACTGGTTCAGGTCAGCAGACCAGCTGGGCAATTTGTTAGAAAGCTTGAATTTGGAACCATCTGACTTAATCGAAGTAGATAGTATTGTATCTGTAGTAACCGAATAAAAATAATTTTAGGGGTAGCTTGTCTACCCTTTTTTGGTTGAGATTAAACATGTATAATAATGATGTCAAGAGACAATCTTAATAAAGACGAGAAAGGTGGATAATCCCCATGGCAAATTTATTTGTTGACGTTTCAAGTTGGAACTTAGACACCCCAGATTATTTTGATGCTATCAAAAACTGGGGCGCTAAGAGTGTGGTTATTAAAGTTTCAGAGGGAGGCACTGGAACTAAGTATGTTAACCCCAAAGCACGCCGTCAAAAAGAATTGAGTGAGGAACGTGGAATGATTGCTCACGCATACCATTACTTTTTAGGTGTAAGTGAAGATGACGCTAGAGGCGAGGCTCGTTATTTCGTAGAACAAGCACGGGCAATTGGTTTTGACCCAGAAAAAACTGTAATGTGTATTGATGTGGAAGACCCTAGTTTGACCACAAACCGACAAACACTCACAAACTATGTGAATGCTTTTAATGATGAGGTATACCGTTTAGGATATCATCACATTGCGACGTATACGGGACGTTACTGGGCGCAAACACGTATCTATATGGAACAATTACACGCTACCGACAACTGGATTGCTGAATATGGTAGCTCACAATGTAACACCCGATGTGACCAGTGGCAGTACGATAGCACCACTAAGTTTTGTGGTAATGCTACTGATACCAACTATGATTACAATGGTTTCCTTACAACACCTTTGAACCAAGCAAGTGCTCCCCCTGTTGCAGAACAAAAGCCTGACGCAGGGCAAAGTAAACCAAGCAATGAAAGCTGGGTAGATGAGCTTGGCGTTCGTTGGTACAAAGAAACAGGTAAGTTTACTATCACTACCCCTGAGGGAATTTGGTTGCGATGGGGCGCAAGTACTGCAAGTGCTAAAATTGCTGTGTTGCCTAAAGGTTCAGTCGTTAAATATGACGCTTTCTGTCACTCAGGGGGATATGTGTGGATTCGTCAACCTAGAGGCAATGGTAGCTATGCTTACTTACCGACAGGTGAAAGTAGAAACGGCAAACGTGTTTCCAGCTGGGGTACATTTTCTGAGCAGTAATGGTATGGTTTTACCCTTGCGTAGAAAAAACAATATGTTATAATTAAGGAGAAATATGGTAACAACTATATTTCCAACTTTCCTTTCCTACCCTCACAAAGCTAGACTGTTTATAGTCTAGCTTTTTTGATATACTATTATTGAGTAAAAAATATGAAAGGGGCTGTTTTATTTTGAAACCTACACGAAGAAAATTCAGCAAGATTACTATTTATAAAGGTGTACCTTTTGACCCAACATATAAACACGTTGTTGATTGGACAAATAAAGACGTGTTAGACGCTTACTTGAACGAGTATGAACATGTTACGATGGAAGACTCATCATACCAAAATATCATGCGTACTATTCGCTGGGACAGCAAGTTGTGTAGTTATAATGAATTACTTGACTACACTTATGTTAGAATTGAAAATACTGACACTATAAATAATAAGAAAAACGTATTCTATGCCTTTATATCAAGCGTAATGTACGTTAATGACGGGGTATCGCAAATATTCTTCCATTTAGATATTTGGAATACGTACAAGTATGTTGTTGGCTTTAACAAAGCTGAGATAAAGCGGGGGTTCGTTAAAGAACTCAAAGATGATTACAGTGATTGGACAGACAAGTTTAATGAGATACGCCACAATGACGAGCCAGTCGGTGGTGACGGTGCTAATCGTTTGCAATGTAGTAATTATGTGCGATTTAATAAAGTGGTCAACACTGATGAAACTTATGTTACTGACAACGCAGTTAGATTTATATTGTTTACTTTGCAACCTAAAGACATTAAATCTGATGGGGGGTCATATGTAGGTGATTACTCCCAATATCATTATCATTTTATACCCTATAATGTAGACAGTCACAAAACGCTTAAAGTAACTAAAGATGGTAACGTAATTTACGAGGGTGGAAAAGATATTGATGATATTTTTAAGGGCATTTCTGACAACGAAGATTTTGCGGGTAGCGCTAGCTTAGTTGTTGACTGTGAAGTCTATAATTATATTGGAATTAAATTTGAATGCAAGTTAAGTGATAGGGTTGTAAATGAAATAATTATAAAGCAAAAAGGGGTAAATCTTAAGGGTGATGATTTAACGATTGAGGTTAAAAACCTGAGGAGGACTTACCCCCAAACAGGAATTTGTATGATTGATGATACTGAGGATAAACCATTTAGCGCTGGAAATAATATGTTTAAAACATTTGATAATTATTTAAAATTCATTCTTGACTATGACAATAGTAACTATATCGACACCATCGGTATGAATATTCCTTATAAGATTTTGGGTGCTCCCTGGAACAAACTCTACTTTACTGACGGGCGAGGCACTACAGGATGTTTTGATTTAATGAAATACAATCATTTAAAAATGAAAAGTCTTGAACTAAAACGATTTAGTGGTATTCAAACTAATGGTAAACAAGTTTATGCTTTGAATAATTACGACCGTGCAAAAATGGGTGACGATGACGCTAGCGAAATGAAAGTTTATGAAAATGCTATGATGGTCGATAATAGCCCTCGTGACGTGCCAGTCTTATTGGACAACTACACAATGTACTTGAACGCTAATAAGAACCAATTGCAAGCAACTCGTAAGAATGCCGAGATGACAATGCAATTAGCAAAGAGCGGGAATAGTATGCAATTAGGTCAAACTAACAGGGGAATCTCAGCAAGTAACACAATACTCAGTAATGACTTGAACACTCAAAGCGCAACCCTTGCTCAACAAAGCGAGTTTGATAAAAGCACCGCTAACCTTAATACAGCTGGTCAGGTGCTTAGCGGGGCAATTGGTGGTTTAGGAGCAGGTGCCGGAATGGGACCTAAAGGAGCTATTGGTGGTATGGCAGTTGGCGCCGCTACAGGACTTGGTAGTGGTTTATTGAATAAAGAACTGACAGACCGTTCGATTGAAAATAATGAGCAGTTGTTAGCTATTTCACAATCAACAGCTAGAGCAAACCAAAAAGTAAACAACCAACTTACAAAAGCTAATGCTTTGGAAAATTATGCTTATGCTAATCAAATTGCAACTAACAACTACGAAGCTACTATTCGCTCACAGAATGCTATGCTTGCTGACGTTGCTAACCATAACGACGTGGTAGCCCATCAAGGTACTGGAGCTTTGTTTGACACTCAAAATCACAATACCCAACTAAGTTGGCAAATGTTTAGTTGTCATAAGAGTGTTTTGCTGAATGTGTGCTTATTCTTTAATCTGTTTGGTTACACTGTAAACAGGTTTGAACCAATTGACAACTACTTATTTGTAAAGGATACGTTCAATTACGTACAAACAGCAAACGCTAATGTGCTTGGTAATTTAAATCGTACCATTCTTAATCAATTCAACGCTATCTTTAACAATGGTGTTACTGTGTGGAATGAATATAGGATGGCTGACTTTGAAACTAAAACGATTACCCATAATAATTTTAGATGATGTGTATTCCCTTGAGCTATCATAGCTTGAGGGTTTTTTATGTGATATAATAAAGTAGATTATAATTGAAGAAAGGTGGAAAGATAATGAAACTAGATTTGAATAAATTCTATAACAGTAACTATAAAGACTTTGTTCATAAAGAAGCTGTAGAAGAAGCGTTGCGTATGGTTGCTGAGATAGATTTGAAAGAAGTTGAAATTGATAGTATCCTAAGCATTACTTTCAGTGTTGATGAATTCGGCGAAAACCCTATCTATGTAGAATACCTTGACAAAGAGGGTAAAAAACATATCGTGCGAATCAGACCTGCAGTGACTAATGAGATTCAAGAAATATTGAAACGTTACGTGACGCTTGAACAACATGAAACAGACAAGAATGCCATTTATAATCACTTCGAACATATGCACGTGCCGATGGAGATTCGTTCAGCAAGTGGGTTAGATGAAGATGGTAACAAATTTATCGTACTCAACAACGATAACTCTTATCTTAGCTTTCAAGTTGACCCTGAAACAGATAATGAAATTCAATGGTTGTGTATTCGCAATAAGGGAGGGCTGGGGTCACAATCTATGTATTTTGCAAGGTTTATGGACTATGCAAAGATAGACCAAGTCCCTAGTAACGCTGAGTTCTTAGAGAAAATTCAGCAACTGGAAGAGCTTGTCCAACGTAAGTCTCAGGAAAATCTACAAAGTTCAAAAGAATATGCAGACAGTCAAGATGATACATTACGTGCAGAAATTACGAGCAATGTTATTAATCAAATCAACGAAACGAAGAATGGTATTTTGTCTTATGTTGACGTTGAGATTGATAATTTAAAGGAATATGTTGATAGTCGTGACGCTGAATTAGAAAACGATATGAATACTAATTTTGCTACTAAGCAAGAGTTGTTAATGAATATTACATCTCTTTCTGAAATTGACCAGCAAAACTTTGAGACCCTTAACGATAAAATCAACAATAAAGCCGATAAACAAACTGTTGATGGCTTAAGTCAATTGGTTCAAGAAATTGCAACTAAAGTTGATGGTGTTGAAATTGGTGAGCGCACAAAACTTAATTTTGCTTTATCTAATTCTAATGCTGAGACCCCAATTAACCCTAGAATAACAAGTAATGAAAGCTATTACGTTAAGGTAGGTTCACAATATATTATTAGTGTTTACTTGACTGTTGAGATTGAAGTAATCCCTACTACCACACAAAAAACAGTATCTTTCGCATGGATGCATGATTTGCCGGGAGAAAACCCACCACTAACTTTAACCGCTGAATTGATTGGAAATCGAGCGAATTATAGTACCACTAAAATGGTAACAACTAATCGAAATAGAGTATCATTTTCAATCCCAGCGTTTCCGGCAACTGAGACATATATCGAAAATAAAATTAGTATTTACGGCGCAGGTATTACTAAAGATTTATCCAAGGAGGCTGGAAATAATGAATGATATTAATAAATTAAGTACTTATATTGACCTTGTTAATAATGCAAGTGAATACGTAACAACAAACACATTGGAAAACATTCTAAATAAAATGGATACTATCACACCTGAACAACTTGTAGAAATTCGCAACTATAATGCAGTGTTGTTACAAGCTGAAAGTATTGAACGGGAACAAATTAAAAATAATCTGGTTCAACGTGTTGCGAATCAGTTTGAGCAATACGTATCGCAACTATAAATTAATGAAAGGATATGATTGAATGTTAGTAGAAGCAGACCAAAAATTTTTTGAACGAAATTATGATGAATTTGTTCACTTACAATATTTATCTGAAATTATGAAACTTGTACCTGAATTAACAACCCCCGACGGCGCAGAACGTGTTGATAATATTATCATCACAACAGATAAGAATGGTGAAAACCCCGTTGTTATCAAATATGTTAAAGATGGTGAAGAAAAGGAACTGCACCTCAAACCTGAAATTACTGATAGAGTAAACGAACTTATCAGACAAAATATTCATGTGTTGGAGGGAACGAACGATAAAGACTGGAAACAAATTAACTTTGTTAAAAACCCTGAACACAACTACTTTGAAGTTGAGTGTAAACTTAAAGACGAAAGCACCGTTAATACTATTATTCCCAATATGACAGCTGACGACTTGAAACAGGTCAACCAAATCAAGGCATATGATAAGAAAATTGTTATCAAGTATCTTGAGGAAGATGCCCTGGGTGAATTGGTAGAACATGAGAAAGTATACAACTTTGATTTGTATGTCACTAAGGAAGAGTTGGACACAGAACTTCAAGATATTCGGGACACGTTGGCTAACGTTGGCGAAGTGCACCAGCTGAGTGATAAGGCATGCAGTTACGACTGCATTAATCATGGAAAGATAGGACACAATATAATTTATAATCTTGGGGAAACTGGGCACATGCTAGTTAGCTATGACGTTGATTTTAAAGGGTGTCTAAATGCAAGTCTTACAGCTGGACAAGAGTGGAATGTTAGTTGTCAAGGTGTTGATTTAAGCACGGGTGATACATTCAATAGTGAACGTGAATGGGTCAATTGTACAGTTGAATTTGTTTATGATGACGGTACAAGGAAGCTAGTTGACGCACAATGCAATTTCAGTCATTTTAAATTTATTGTACCTGATGACACGCAACGTGGACACATTAAACATTGTCGTTTCAATGGTATTCTATATTTTGAATAAACATCTAAAACCTAAATAATTCTCTTTCAAAATTGAGTTTCAAGGGAGAAAGGATATTTCAAAAAATTTGACTCTATCTATACAAAATGTGTGGATAGGGTTTTTTGTTTTGAGCAGTACACAGAAAAAATTTTCTAGCTGAAATTTTAAATAATTTTATCAACGCTTACATTTTATGACTTTTAAATAATGTTTTTCAATGACTGAGTAGGCGAGGGTAGATGAGGATAGGAAACTAATTTCAGGCAATAAAAAAGCCCACTCATTGGGCGGGCTATTCTTAACAACTAGTGTAAAAATCTCTCGTGTCTTTTTCAATTTCCATAGGGTATTCTTTGATTTTACCCTGTTTGAAAGGCTTGAACAGAAACGAATGAGGTGTCATTTCAATTACCCCGTAGCCTGTTATTTCTGTGTAATATTGGCATGCATCAAGCGTCATCAAATCATATTTTGCAAATTTTAACGTGTGAGGTACAAGCGTACCCCCAAAAATATCTGTGTAAACCTTTCTTAATTCATTACGTTTTTCTGCTTTCATTTTAGACCCTCCTAGTTTTTTATTTAAATTCTACTGTTACGGTCAGACCATCATTTTTATAATATTGTGTTACGCCACCGCCATATCGTTCAATGTTTATAGCGAGCCAACATAGGAAATTATCACATGAAACTGTACTCATAAAATGGAACTCAGTCATTACGGTACCATATTCTTTTACACTTCTCAATGCATATTTAATATTACTATCTTTAATTAATTGTTGCGTTATTGTCATTGGTATTTACACCCCTCTGATTAATTTAAATATAATTGCATGTGTTCAGGCGTTGCTGGTGTGTTATGCTCGTTACATATTTCATAACCTACTTTCATATTACAATCATTACAGCTCCAACAATAATAGCCTGTTTGTGTGTTAAATCCCCGAGTTGTCTTATGCCTGTTTGCATTGCATTCTCGCCACCATGCCGGTGCACATGAAATTGGGTAGCCCTGCTGAGATATTGTATTGTATTCGCTTTGTGTACTTTCTGTTTGTGGGCTTTCTGTTTGTGTGCTTTCTGTTTGTGTGCTTTCTGTTTGTGTACTTTCTGTTTGTGTGCTTTCTGTTTGTGCGCTTTCACTTGAATTAGGTATGATTATTTTTTGAACTTGCTTTCTCTCTTTTATTTTCGTTTCCAATCTCTTTTTAGC